AATATGTAGAAAACGAAATTAAAATAGAAAAAAACAATATAATTAACGAAAAAAATAAGCTCTTATTTGGCGTGACATCAACAGAAACCGCAGTTAAAAATTTTGAAAATATTAAAGAGTATATTACTACATTAAGTTCTTTGATGGAGTCTTATCTTAAAGAATATATTGATATAACAGATAATACAGAAAGAAAGAGTGAATTGGAAAAAGATATAGAAACGTCATATTTATATATCAATCAAATAAAGGAATCTATACGAAAAATGGATACAGAGAATAATACACAATATGCTAGTGATGCCGTAAATATTTATGTTACAATCTTGAAACCTCTATTACAAAATATAATGAATTTAAAATATAGGCAAAGTATCGTACACTTCAATGAAGATACAAATACTTATAATTTATTACAAAATAAAAATACTATTGAAGCGTTAGAAACAACATTTTTTAAAAATAAAGTTGTAAATTATGACGTTGGGTTGAAAGTGGTTGAAGAGAAAAAAGCAGTTCCAAAGCCAGTAACAAAATTTGTTATTGACTCTAGTAGTACTGAATACACAAATAGTAATGAAAAAAATAATAGTAATGAAAAAAATAATAATAATGAAAATAATAATAATGAAAATAATAATAATGAAAAGGTAGCTCCTAAAATAAAATTCGTTATAGACTCTACTAGTACTGAGTACACAAATAGTGATAATAAAAATAAAAATGAGGATAATATCAATGTGAATTCGTCCATTGAATCTCAAAACTTATAAAAAAGGTCAATCTAAGGAAAAATAATTTGTAAAAATAATTTATAAAAATAATATATAAGATGATATTAAAATATATATCCCTACCTGTATTTTTAATTAGTTTCGCAATTGGCCTTTTTTTTACCTATATTTTAGGACCTGAAACAAAAACTATTTATATCTATCCTAGTCCAGAAAATATTAATAAAATCCTATTTAAAGACAAAGCCAATAACTGCTTTGCTTTTGAAGAAGAAATTGTAGAGTGTCCTAGTGACGCATCAAAAATATCAACGATACCTATACAGGCCTAAATGTAATAAATGTATAAATGTAATAAATGTATAAATGTAATAAATGTATAAATGTATAAATGTAATAAATGTATAAATGTAATAAATGTATAAATGTAATAAATGTATAAATTATATGTAAATTATATTTTATACATAATTTATATATGGCTATTCATTTTGGTAAATTCGTACATACTGAAAACGGTAAGATTATTATGTCTATGTTATTAGGTCTTGGTTTGGCTTCACTCTTTAGAACAGTTTGTAAAGGAAAAAATTGTTTAGTTTTCTATGCTCCACCTTTAGACCAATTTAAAGATAAAATATATGAAAGCGGTAATAAATGTGTAAAATATAATCCAGTTGCTAGTAATTGTGATTTAAACACAAAAATAATAAATTTTGAATAATTATTTTATTTATATATCATTTTGCGTAATTATTATAGTCAAATCATTCTTTATAATAATTATGAGCGTTTCTACAAGCATTTTAGATTTACCTACTGATCCTGTTGTTAGTGGAAATAATGGTAATATTACTTTAAACACAACAGAACAAATTATGCCAAATACACAGACTTCACCAAATCTCTCTTTAGACCAAACTACAATTAATCAAATTGTCAGTGGAATTCAACAAGCTAGTTTAAATGGACTAACTCAAATACATTCTAGAGATATGCCTATGTCTACAGCTAATATTACTACTGACCCACAAACACAACCTAATTATGTTCCACCAAAACAACATAATGAGGATTATATTGATAGTAATGAACGAAATATAGACATTATTAATAGTTATAACAGTGGTTATAATAGACGAAACACATTAGATAATATTTATGATGAAATACAGTTACCTTTATTGTTGGCAGTCCTTTACTTTTTTTTTTCAATTACCTTTCTTTAAAAAATTTTTGCTATCCTATTTTCCAGTATTATTCTCAAATGATGGAAATTATAATATAAAAGGGTTCGGTTTCACTAGTGTGCTTTTTGCCTTATTGTTTTATTTTTTCAACAAAATAATTTCTTATTTTGGAACATTCTAGGCGATAACAAAAATAATTAAAAATAAAATAATATAAATGTTTTTTTTTATAGTATAAAATAATGAATGAATTAGTTAATTTAATTAAAGCCAACTACGGTAACGCATTAAAAATGTCATTATTTAATTACATTAAAACAGGTGACTATTTTTATGATACAATTATATCAACAGTTTTATTAAGTATTGTGAGTTATATAGTTAGTTATTTTTATGAAAATAATTTGTATAATTTTGTAATTAAAGTTTTTTCTTTTAATATTAAAAGTTTATTATTTGCTAAAAATACAATAATTTTAGAGGGCAAAAGGTCTATGTCGGTCGGTCCTTTTGACTGTAGACTTGTTGTGTCATCTGTGTATAGTAACAGATTTAAAGCTATTTTGAGTTATATAATTGAAAACGTTGACAAAAATGACTCTATTTGTCGTATAAAAGAATTTCACACTAATTTTAATTCATCAAATAATAAAAATCAAAATAATAATCATGATATTTATATGGTTTATCAAAATGCTCACTTTGTATTAGACAAAAATATATTTGTAAAAGCAATTATAGAACAAGAAGAAAATGAAAATGAAGAAAAAAAAAGTAATGTTAAAACAGATAAAATTACTATTGATATTTATTCTTATGTGTATTCTATAAATAAACTAAAAGATTATGTTGATAATATTACAAATATATATTTACGTTCAATTAAAAATAATCGTTTTAACAAACAGTTTATTTATTCTTTAAATTCTTGTAATTCTATTAAGGATGATGATAATGTATATAGTAATTGGAGTGAAGAATTATTTGAAAGTTCTAGAACATTTAATAATATTTTTTTCGATGGTAAAACAGAATTGCTTGAAAAAATTAATTATTTTTTAGAGCAACGCGATTGGTATTTTGAAATGGGAATACCATATTCTTTGGGAATAGGATTGCACGGTCGCCCTGGAACAGGAAAAACATCATTTATTAAAGCTTTAGCCAACTATACAAAACGTCACATAGTATGTATATCACTTAAACTTATTAAAACAAAACAACAGTTGGAACAAATTTTTTTTGAAAATACATATAATAGTGCTAATGAGACAAAATCAATCACTTTCGATAAAAAAATTATTGTTTTTGAAGATATAGACTGTGTTGGTGACATAATTTTTGACAGAAACAGAAAAATAAATGACATTAATGATACTGATAAAACCAATCATAATGAGTACATTACAATTGGAAACGTTTTAAAAAATATTTATAGTAATGCTAATAGTAGTATTGCTAATAGTAGTATTGCTAATAGTAGTATTGCTAATAGTAGTATTGCTAGTAGTAGTTATAATGGTAGCAGCACTAATATATTATCCGCACAAAATAGAGCTCAAGAAGAACCTATTACACTCGACGATATTTTGAATTTATGGGATGGTATTAGAGAGACACCAGGTAGAATTATAATTATAACTTCTAACTTTTATGATAAATTAGATTTTGCTTTAACTAGACCAGGTAGAATTGATATAACGCACGAATTCACAAACGCTAGTCATAATACTATAACTGAAATGTATAAGCATTTTTTCAAAAAAGACATAGATAAGAATGTACTTACGCAAATTAACAACTTATTTTATTCTCCAGCAGAACTAATTAATATTTATGTTTCAAACAAAGATGAGGATAAATTTATAGAAAGATTACTGAAAAATACAAATGTATAAAAATATATAAAAATGTATAAAGATTTAACATTTTTATGCTCGTTTTTTTCAATTCAATTATGTATCATATAATAATAAAAATAGTAAATGATACATAACTATGTCAATAAATTAATCAAAAATTTGCCCGATAATATAAAAAATACAGAAAAACCTATAGAAATAGATTTAGTATTGGATAGTGGTTGTTTTAATGGAAGCTATCTAGTTGGCGCACTATATTTTCTTAAAGAAATGGAAAAAAGAAAATATATTCGTGTTGTCAGAATTTCTGGTTCTAGTATTGGCTCTTTTGTAGCATTAATTTATTTTATAGATAAGTTAGATATTTTACCACATATTTACAAGATAGCCAAAAATAGTTTAGAAAAAAAATATAACTTAAGTAAAGCCATTAAAAGTATAAGAGAAAATATAAATACTTATGTAAATGATGAGATTTTAACAAAAATAAACGGTAAATTATTTATTTGCTATAATGACATAAAAAGTTTCAAGAAAATTGTTAAGTCTAGATATGCTAATAAAGAAGAGCTTATTGATACGATTATAAAGTCCTTATTTATACCGTATTTGAGTGACGGTAAATGTTTATATAAAAATAAATATGTAGACGGATTAACGCCATATATTTTTGAAATTGATAGGGGTATACATAAGGATTTAGATAAAGATAAAGTTAATAGAAAAATATTGTTTTTAGACTTATTCAGCTGCGATAAATTTAGCGGAGCCTTAAACATAAAAAATGAAAAAACAAATTTCCACAGAATTCTTTATGGACTACTAGATATACATAGTTTTTTTATTAAAAAAAGTTCTACTCAAATGTGTAGTTATGTAAATGAATGGAACTATTTAAATATGTTTCTTTATAATTTACGGTTGCTGGCAGAAAAAATTATTGTGCTTTATATTTGGCTTTTTGTAAAAGCAAAAAATATTATTCCAAAAGAATTTAAAGAAACTTTTATATGTGATATCTTGAAAAAAATATGTTATGAACTTTTTGTCGTATTTATGAAAACTTATTGTTTATAAGTTTGTTTTATTTAGTTTAATTATTTTCATAAGTATAATGAGTGATTTACAAGATATTTTTACTGACCTTGCATCTTTTTCTTTAGCAAATGAAATCATAAATGATAGTGGGAATGCTGTTATTGCCAATGATTCAGGTTTTACAGGACAAAACGCGTATACGCATTCTTATTATGTATATTTTGGAATTATAATTATTGCTTTTTTCTTATTATATCTGGGTTACAAATTTTATTTTTCAAAAAAGCAAGTAGATGCTAGTTATGAAAATAATTCTGTCATAAATGACAATAAATTTATACCTGAAGAACAGTGTTTTACCCCTCCTTTACCTCCTCAAAATGTTCCTCTACAAAATGACAATCCTACACAAAATTATCCAACAGAAAATATTTTAGGAACTAGTTCTGATAACTTAAACTATTCAAGTTTTGAATAATTAATTTATTTTTTTACTTTTTTACTTTTGTTCCATAAATTTTTATAATAATTAAAATTTTTATTATGATTATTAGCTTTTTTAGTAGTATTATTTTTATTATTGGTATTTTTATTGGTATTTTTATTGGTATTTTTATTGTTATTTTTATTGGCATTTTTATTGACTTTTTCGCTATTTTTTTCATTTTCATTTTCTCTCTTTTTGATATCATCTGGTCTATAATTTAAAAACCATTCTTCAAATTCTTTATTATTTCCTTTATTTTTAAGTTCTTTATATTTTGCTGATTTTTTCGCGCGTATTTCTTCTACACTTTCCTGATGTCCGTAACACGTTATACTAAATCTTCTTAATAAACCTTTTTGTTGTAATCTGTTTTTTTGTTGAACTTCAAATAAGAATTTTGCCATACATAAAATTCTATCTAAATATGCGTTATAATATGGTCTATTCGCATATAAAAAGGCCAAATAAAAACTTAACATTGTATCAATTGTAGCTATTTTAGCTTTTTTCCCATTTACATCAATTATATTATAACTATGACAGGCTATAGGTTTATACATAAATATTACTGTATCTTTTCCAATTTTAATTTCATAATGTTCGGGTATTATTTCACCTATTGCTTCTCTCTTTATTGTTTTTACATTCTTTATTCCAATGTCTTTTAAACGTTCTTTTACTATTTCTGCCGTTGTTTTTGGCTCATTGGATAACACATCGAAATCCGCTATTTTTTCCAATTTACGTTTAAGATTTTGGGGCATATATTGTGAATAGAGAGAAGCCGCATAACTACCGAAAAAAACTACTCCTTGATTTATTAAAGTATTTTTTATATTCTCATAAATTTCTTCTTCTTGAACCATATTTCGTTTCTCAAGTAATTCTCTCTGGAATTCAACTTTTTCGCAATCGGTTTTATCAATCGGGTAATGTTTATTTAAAAGTGTTAAACGTTTTAAAACCTTTTCCCATCTACTTATATCTCCAACTGGTCTAGATAATTCTAAATACATTGACATCCTTAAATAATTTGGTGGCGTGTATAGTATTCCGGCTACTCTTATTGCATCTTGTTTTAAAGCATTAAACATTCCTTTAGGTATATAAGTTATGTCCGCTATTGGTATATAATTTACAAAAACTTTATATGTTCCGTGATGTTGTCCTGATTTTGCCTCTACATCTGTAAAACCATTATTATAATAAATATCTGTCAACGATTTCGCATCACTTAAAGCGTTTACAGAAAAAAAATCGTAGTCTGGTATTTCTACTTCTTTGTTATAAAATTGGTCGTCTTCTGGCAAAATATTGTTTATTGCTGTACCGCCATAGCATATTAAGTTTTTTAGTTTTATAAAATCTTCTACTATTTTTATTATTTTTTTTATTTCTTCGGAATTAACGATGCGTTTACCAATTTTTTCTTCTGCTTTATCAACAGCCATTCGCAATATGGCTAATTCACAATCGGCAAATTTTAAATTTTTACAAATATTTTTATGTGTTTTCATATAATAATAATATAAAAATATTTTTATAGATAGTAGTAATATATGAAAAAAGATTTTAAAATGAATAATGAAGCTGTTATTAAAGTTATTGGCTCTAAAACTGTTTCCAGAAGATTATCTAATGAGTTAAAAGAATTTTATACTAAGAATTATGAAGAAGTCTTATTAGAATTAAACGACAATTCTACTAATACCATTTTTTTGTCTATTCACGAAAATACTAAAGGACAAAAATGTGAATATAAATTTGAGTTTGGATATAGTTATCCGTTTACGTGTCCTAAAATATTTTTTAACGGACATAAATATAATGATTTTTTGCAATCAACAACATTATATGAAAATAATAACTTAAAAAAGTTAACAGGCATAGAGTGTTTTTGTTGTAGTTCCATAACTTGTTCGTTTAACTGGAATCCTTGTATAACTATAAGCAAAATAATTAATGAAATAAATTATTTTAGAAGTATTCGTCGTAATTTTACTTATAAGATTATAGCAAATCATATAAAGAAAAAATATTTGGTTCAAGATATAAATCTGGAATGTTGGTTTTAGGGTTTATTGGTTTTTGGATTTATTGGTTTTAGGGTTTATTGATTATGTGGCTAAATTTGCGTCAAAAATAACTGGTTTATAAAATTGTGTTTTTGGATAAATCGCATTACAGCCATTACATTGACATATTGTTTCGCTAACTAAATGAAATTTTCCGCCAGCATTCGGCAATTTACCTGTTCTCATACAATTAGGACAATGGTAGTTAACGTATTTAATTTTTTGAAACATCTTATATATTTTATATATTTATTTTTATATTTTTATATTTATTTATTTATTTCCAATAAAAATATTTTATTTATTTTATTTATTTTATATATTCAAACTGTAATAATCAGTACTAACACTACGAGTAGCATAAGAGTAATTTGGGTTTTGAGGTGTTGGATCTGGAATAGTTACTGGAGTATACCGTAAATCTATCGGTTTCAAGCAAAACGCATAATTACATTTGTCAAAAAAAGCTGTGTTTTCCATCAAAAAATTATCTACCATTTGGTAACGCATAGCGACCATTTGACATCCCAACGCTCTACATAATGTACCACTTGGGTTTGACGGATTTATTTCTGTATCTGGATATACAATTGTCATATTTCTTTTATTATACTCTGTTAATTCGTTAATATCTGGATTATTTTTAACATCATAATAGCTATATCCTCTCATAAAAATAGAATTACTAGTTAAATTAACATACTCTAAAAAGTCTTGGTTTTCTAAAAAGGCACTATTCATTTTGTCTACAACTAATATTATTTTATTGCGAAAGTTTAATAAAGGTTGTGCTCCTAAATTATAACCAGAGTTTTCATAACTATATTCTTTATCTAGCATCACTGAATCATAAGATTTAAAAATATTTGCCATATTTGTATACATTGTCTGGTTATTACTCTTAATTCGTAAATGAATTATTATTGGGTCTGTTGGGTTAGGACAATTTCCACCTGAAAAGGCATACGAATTTATTGTATCCATAACGTCGCCCCAGCTTACATAATTAAATGTCTCCTTTACATAATAATCATCTACTGTACTTGTAGCAACAACAGGGTTATTATCTATGGAATATATCTCAAAATCTAAACACCTAACACCTTGTTTAATGACAGCTTTTAAGTTACATATATTAACAAAATCGTTTTTATAACTACCACCAGAGCACGCGTTATATGCCGTTTTTATATAATAATCAAACAAATTCCCACTACAATCGGCATCATTCGTAGAAATCGGTTTTATATAACCGTCAACAGATGAATATAACGTATTCATATAATTACATTCGGCGGCATTTAATCTAGTTAAATAAATTATATATAAAATAAAGCATAATAAAATAACAAAAATAAATACGAAAATCATATAAGTTTGAAAAGATTTTTGAATATTTGTTATACTGCTTAAATAATCTGTTGTATTATTGGCACTTGACATTAATATAATATAATATAATATACTATTTTATATCAATTTGGTTTTCATTATAAAATCATTTTTCTATATATTTATTTAAACAAGTAAAAATTTTTTTGTTAAATAATCATTTTTGCTAGGAGTTTCCGCTAAAATGCCATTTGCCCATACTCCAAAACGTTCCTCATTATCTCCATTATTTTTTAAAATAAAATGATAATATGTATAAAGGTTTCTATCTTTTAGCTTTACAAAATCTTTTGAAACGGAAGATAATAATAAATATTTTCCATCTATTATTGGTGTTGTTGAACCGAATTTTTTATCATTTTCTTCTTTTAACTCTCCTAAATCATCAACCATAATTGCATGCCATCCTGTAATAATTAAATCTTCTAATAACCCATTTTCTTCTGTTTTTTCCATTTTAAACATACAGTTACTAAATTTTTCAGATTCGTTAACCATAATATTTTTACCGATTAAATCAATTTTTCTGTATCCGTGTTTAAAACTTTTAACTAAATCTCCTTTTCTTAATTTCTCAATAAGAATATATTCTTCTTCGAAATTCTTATTTAGACACAAGATTTTTGTACCTTCGTTAAAACAGGAAGCTTCTGTTTCTGAAAAACCTGCTGTTATTAACTCTGATGTTGTATAACCTGCTGATATCAATTCTATTGCTAAAAAATTTGCTGTTTTTAATTGCGTTGCTGTAAATAATGCTGTTTTTAATTCTGTTGCTGTATAACCCGCTCCCAGTATTTCTAAATCTGTATAACCTGCTGTTTTTAATTCTGTTGCTGTATATCCTGCTGTTTTTAATTCTGTTGCTGTATAACCCGCTCCCAGTATTTCTAAATCTGTATATCCTGCTGTTTTTAATTCTGTTGCTGTAAATAATGCTGTTTTTAATTCTGCTGCTGTATAACCCGCACTCATTATTTGTAAATCTGTATAACCTGCTGTTTTTAATTGCGATACTGTTAGTGTGAATCCTGAATTTTTTAGTTGTAATGGTGTTATACCTTGCGACGCATATTCGCTAATAATAGTTGTTATATTTCTAATATCAAATTTTAAAAATTTACCATTTATGTTATTTTGAACAAAACTTTGTACTCCATCAAATGTAGAATAAAATATATCGTCTGCATTAGTTGATGTATCATTTCCTATCCAACCTATTATTGGGGTATAATTTCCTGTACCAATATTTTTGTAATATACATTAATAATACCATATTGAGTTATTTTTATTACTATATCGAAACTATTTATAGTTAAATTGTTAAAATAACCTCCTATAAAAGAAATAAATAATTCATTATTATAAATATAATATTTTACAGTACTCTTAGCATCAAATGAAAAAATTCTTATAGTATTTGGTGGTCTGTTGTTATTTTTGCCTAAATCATATTCAATAAAATTATAAAAACCCAAATAACCATTGGAACTTAAATAAAGAGTATTATATTTTTCATATGAACTTGTAACATAATTATAGTAACAAAAATTGTAACTACTCAAATTTATGGATTGTATTGTGTCATCTATATTATTTATTAAAACTGTAGAATTTTTATTAGTATCATATGTTAATGTTTGATTAATTTCTTCATGCAATATAGCAAATTTAAATAAATTTACATTTAATCCTTCATTTAATAATTGTGGAATTGTTATTCCGCCATCATATAAATTTTGTATTGTGAATCCTTCATTTAATAATTGTGATATTGTGAATCCTTCATTTAATAATTGTGATATTGTATAACCAGCTGCTACTTTTATCTCTAACGCTGTATAACCCGCTCCCAGTATTTCTAAATCTGTATAACCCGCTCCTTTTAATTGCGTTGCTGTATATCCTGCTGTTTTTAGTTCTGTTGCTGTAAATCCTGCTGTTTTTAATTCTGTTGCTGTATAACCCCCTGTTTTTAATTCTGTTGCTGAAAAACTCGCAACCTTTAATTCTGTTGCTGTATAACCTGCTTCCTTTAATTCTGTTGCTGTAAATCCTGCTTCTTTTAATTGCGATATTGTATAACCATAGTTTTTTAATTCTGATATTGTATAACGCGCTGTTTTTAGAACTGCTACTGTAGGCAATACTAAAGATACTGATTTTCCATAAAAAACTACGCCACTAGTACTTGGAGAACCACTAAAGCCTAATTTTTTTGCTTCAGCGTCAGATATATACACTGTCGTTAGAACATTACAGCCTTGGAACGCATTTTGACCAATACTCGTTACTGAATTTGGTATTGCGACACTCGTTAGACTAGTACAGTTATAAAACACATATGAACTAATACTCGTTACTGAATTTGGTATTGTTACTCTTGTTAGGCTACTACACCTATTGAAACCATTATAACCAATACTCGTTACTGAATTTCCTATTATTACACTCGTTAGTTTATTACAATTAAAGAACGTAGATCCATCAATAATCGTTACTGAATTTGGTATTGTTATACTCGTTAGACTAGTACAGTTATAAAACGCACCTGAAACAATACTTATTACTGAATTTGGTATTGTTATACTCGTTAGATTAGTACAGTTATAAAACGCATTTATACCAATACTCGTTACTGAATTTCCTATTGTTACTCTTGTTAGATTACTACAACCATCGAACGCACTTGAACCAATACTCGTTACTGAATTTGGTATTGTTACACTCGTTAGACTACTATAACGATAGAACGCCCCATTACCAATACTCGTTACATTATACGTTATACTACTGACAGTGAATGACGACAATATATTTGCTTCTGTTATACCAGATACGTATCCACTAACTGACGCTGTACTTGTCCCTACTGTGTATGTATAATTTATATTTGCCGATGTATATATATCTAATACATATTGGTAATATTCGATTGCTTTTGTAAAATAAACGGTTTCTATATCTTCGTTTGTTGATTCTAGTACCCAATCACCTCCATATTTTATATTTCCTGTTCTATCATTTGATGCTCCTACTATTACTTCTGTTTCTTGCGTCAAAGTATTAAAGTAGTTTACCCAGTTTGGAAAGTTTAATGTATTACAGGCTAAATAATCTATATTTTTTATTTGAAATTCTTTTATTAAATCTATTATAAATTGTGTATTTTCATTAATTTCTGTATCGAATAATGGTTTCATTTCTAAAAATGTATTTACATTTTCTCCTGATGAATGAAATACTAATGCCATTCTTGAAATTTTACTAAATTTACTTTTCAATAATTCTAAAAGTTCTGTTTTGGAAACGGTTTTTGAGTAAACTATAGGAAAGGTGGATGAGTTCACTGAGTCTATAAATTGTTGATATTCTTGTACTTCGTTGCTAATGAGTAGTACATTTGTATAAGTTGTTACTGTTTCTGTAGAAGGATATATTAAAGACTCAGCTTTTAACGCAGGTTCCAACTGTAAAGGAAGAAGTTCCATTTATAAAATAAATATATTACAAAATTTACAAAAAAAAATATTTATCCCAACTATTAGTAATTTTTTGCATTATTAGTACTTTTTATTTAGTAAATAAAATATAATTAAAAAAATAAAATATAATTAAAAATATGAACGACAAGAGTGTCAAAGGGCTTTACAAAAAAGCAAATAAATATAATACTAAAAATGATTATGAATCAGCAATTCAATATTATAATAAAGTATTAGAATTAGATAAAAATAATTTGAAAACATTAAAAGAATTGGGTGAGTTATATGAAAAATTAAATAAAATAACAAATGCTATAATTTGTTATGAAAAAATATTGGCAATTACACCTAAAAGTGATATTCAAACAACCGCAATATATCTAAATCAAATTGGTGTTTGTTATAATAACTTACGTAAATATGAAACCGCAATAATTTATTTTAAAAAAATTTTATTAATAAAAAATGATATTCCTGATGTTTATAATAACATATACTCGTGTCATTTTAGTTTGAAACAATATAAATTAGCTGAGATAAATCTTTTAATTTCATTAAAAATAAATCCAAATGAAAAAATTATTGAAAAATTAGGGTTTTTATATGGTTGCTTAAAGGAATACGACAAATCAATATTTTATTATAATAAATTATATACCAATGACGACAATAATTATACCATTAAATATGCCTTAAGTTTTATTTACTTAGCAAAAAAAAATTTTAAATATGGTTTTGAATTATACGAAAACAGATTAAAAAATAATAACATAAGTCCAATAACAGGAGAAAAAGAAAGAGCCGACATTCCATTTATTTCGTATTGGGATGGCAAAGAGCTTTGTAATAGTTTATTAGTAGTTTACGAGCAAGGCATAGGAGATAATATTCAGTATTATAGATTTATAATTCAATTATCACAATTATATCCTAATATGAAAATCACATATTTTTGTAAAGATATAATTTCTCATATTTTTAAAGAATATACAAATATTAAAGTTGTGAAAAATATAGAAAATATATTTGACTATAATTATAAAGCTTATATAATGTCTTTACCATATTTATTAAAAGTAGAAATGATAATACCTGTTACTGAAAACTATATAAACGTCGACGAAGAAAAAGTTGTTTATTGGGGCGAACAATTAAAAATACAAAATCCTGAAAATAAATTAAATGTTGGGTTTTTTTATAAAGGGTTATTGAACGTACATATAGAAAAAAGTATACCATTAGAAAGTTTTATTATGCTTTCAAACATTGACATAAATTTAATTTGTCTTCATAGAACTAATGACATAGTAGAAGACTTAAAAACGGTCTCATTTAAAGACAAAATAATAACATTTGATATAGATAAAGATGAATCTTTTGTAGATACAATTGCGATACTTAAGAATATTGATATTTTAATAACAGTAGATACATCTATAGCACATTTAGCGGGTGTTTTAAACGTAAAAACATTATTGTTACTTGGTTATACATCAGAATGGAGATGGTTTAATAATAACGAGAAAATATGGTATGATTCTGTTGACTTATTACGAATGACAGAAAATAGTGAATTGAAAAATATATTACCACAAGTAAAAAATATATTGACAAATATGAAAAAATAAAAAAATTTATTTTATATTTTTTTATTTTTGTATATAAAAAATGAATATTTGTAATGTTCCTATATCAATAGGAGAGTTGTACGATAAATATAGTATTTTATTAATTAAAAAAGAAAAAATAAATGAAAATGATAAACTATATTTTATAAATAAGGAAATCAAATATTTACAACCTTTTATAAATAAATTTAATTTAACACAATTTGGACTTGTAGAACGAATAAGAGCTGTAAATGAGATATTATGGAATATAGAAGATGAAATTAGAATGAAAGAACATAAACAAGAATTTGATGAAGACTTTGTAACGTTAGCTAGAATGGTATATAAAACGAATGATGAAAGACATAAAATAAAATGTGAAATTAATGCAACAATTAATTCTGAAATAAGAGAAATGAAAAGTTACAAATAGAATGTGAGTTGTCTATTTATAGTTTATTTTTATTATTATTTTTATTTTTACAAGGCAATAATAAAAATAATAAAATAATAAAATAAAAATGAAACGGTTTCTAAAATATTATTATTATAGAAATTAATAAAACAAAAAGCAATAAATTGTATCTCGTAAAAAAATATTATTCTAAAATGAGTAAAAAACTTGTTCTTCCTATTCCAAATAAAGAAGATATATTAAAATTTACGTGCGATGAAAATCATAGGTCCGCAAATGATGCCGATAATAAAATTCGCGAAAATATATTGGCAAATATTAAAAATATTGATGACAAATTCTTTAGCGACCCCATTTATGGAGAGAAATGGAGCAAATTAATATCTGCGTTTAACAATTCTATGACACAGTTACAAACACCATTTGACACATTTGCCATTAAATATAAGGCTGGCAGAAAAAATAATTATGATTTTGAATTAGCATTCTTTGACGAAAATAAAAACAAAATAAAAGTAGTCAAGTTAGAATTTAAATTTAATGCGAGCAAATTAGAAGATGTACCACAATTTGTTTCACCTATGAAACCGAGCCAATATTTATCTATTCCTTTTGAAGAGTATTTTTACGATACCTATCTAGTCTCCCTCCTTGGCGAATTTAATTTACAAATACCAAATAGAGAGAATTATTTGAAAACAATACACACGAATGGACCTATATGTGTAAAAGACGCTCAACTGTTATATTATCAGGGTTGCCAACGAAGTAGTAAATATTCAGGAGAAGAAAAAGCGATTTCATTTTACGCAAAAGCTAACGAATATTCTAAAAAAGGAATAATGGATTTTATAAATTTAGCTGACCTAGATATAACAAAATTATCGCAGTACATACTATGTAGTCAAAAAGAAAAAATTTATTTATTATATAAAAACGGCATATTTAATATTGAAAAATCGGGTGAAAATGAAAATGATTTTATAATAGAAAGTTGTATGAAAAATCCTGAAAAATTTAGATATGAAGCTGTAACAAAATCAAATCGCAAATTAAATATTCTGTTAAGGTGGAAAAACGGTAACGGAATCGCTTATCCAGCATTTCAAATTTCATAATAAATTGGAAATATAGTTTCTAGTTCGGTTTTTGACAAGCCATTATTACCTAAAAATAATTCGATAAATTCTTGTGTTTTTGGATTTTTAAAACTATCTATTATTTTGCTATAAATTGTTATTAATTCTTTTTTATCTATTTTTTTTGGCGAATATATTTCATTTAAATGATTTTCTATTAGATAATTTTTGGTTTCTACTATAGCATAATTTAGTTTGTAAGCACTATTTCCATTACCCCTGTTAACAACTAGTGTTGGTTCGGTTCTTCCTTCTTTTTTAATATACTGTCCTTTTTTCTCATTTTTAAACTTTTTTATTTCCAGAGTGTTATTTTTTGATACGTTTGTGTTATATATTAATAAGGTTTGATTATTATCATCTGTCAACTCTTCTTTATGTTCGTTCCAAACTATATTACCTGTTCTTACTTTTAAGTTAAGTTTTTCTAGCGTAGTTGAACCCTGTAATAATTCTTTTAAGCGACCTAAATCTAATGCGAATACGAAATTACCATTTAACTTAATTGAAAATTCGCATTCGCTTATATCGTCTAAATCAATATTTTTATTATTATCATCTTCATTATGCTTTTTTTGAATTATTAAACCAAACGTCGGCTGGTCTGTATCAATAAATTTGTTATATTCTTTAAAATCTATAATATTTATAATCGTACACGTTTGTTTTATATAATTACGAATGGGTGCGTAATAAAGTGAATTTAGAAAACTTTTTGGCACTATAAATGCTAATAATCCACCGTTTGACAGCATAGATAATGAATGAACTATAAATAAGCCGAATATATTTGGTCTTCCTATACAAAACTCACGGTATTTAACAGGAACATCTGTTTTTTTAAATACAAAGTAAGGAGGATTTCCTACTATTAAATCGTATATCTTATAGACATCATTGGTATTATTATAAAGCATAAAATCACCTTTTATAAGTTGTACGTTATTTTTAAATGTAGTTAAATCTTTTATTTTTTCATAAATTTTGTTATTATATTCTATACCATCTATATTGACGCCGTGAAATACTTTATCGCAATAATTTATTATTTCGCACGTGCCACAAGATGGTTCTAATATATTTTTTATATCTATTTTATTGATATTGCTATCATTAAATTGAAGAACAGAGTCCATTAACTTCGTTATAATATTTAATGGTGTTATGAATATACCGTTATCTTTTTTTTCTTCTTTCGTTAAAAGCTTAGTAACACTAATAGTAAGTTCGCTAAATTGATTTTGTGTTTCCATTTTATTATTATTAATCTTCAATAATATTTATATTATTATCAATTTTATTATAAAAAATAATAAAATTGAATAGTTTTTATTACCTTTTAAAATTATTACTATTAAAATATATATTAGATACAATTATTATTTTGAAAAACTTAAAATATAGAAAAGTCTATGTCTTTAAGTATGAATTTACCATATAATATAATATTATATATACTACAATTTGATAAAAGGTTTGTAATAACAAATGGACGAATTCTTGATGTGCACCGAATCCCTTATGACGACTATAGGTATCTATTGTTAGAAAGATGTCTGGTAGAAAACAATTGTTTTGTTAATAAATATGACTACTCTAGCACAAATGTAAATGGTGAAATATCTATACACGTTGTGCTTAGCCTTATTATAAATAATAAAAAAATGTATCAGCTCACTGTAAGGCATTTATATTTACATAGTGGCGACCATATAAGAAGATATCTTATGCTTCGAACAAATGGAATAGCTACTGAAAAATATATTGATATATAAAAGATACATTTTTATAAAGAGAAAAAAAGAAAAAATATTTTTTTTTATATTATACTTAAATAAACAATTAAAAAATTAGCATATTATATAATAATACAAATATGGCTGGTGGTCTTATGCAATTAGTAAGTCAGGGACAACAAAATGTTATTTTAAATGGAAACCCTGAAAAAACATTTTGGAAGGCAACATATAAACATTATACCAATTTTGGTAAGCAAAATTTTCGTTTAGATTACGAGGGTAGTCCTACTATCGGGTTAACAACTAGTTCTACATATACATTTAAAGTTAAACGGTATGCTGACTTATTGATGGACTGCTATGTATCCGTAACATTACCTACAATATGGTCTCCTATATATCCGCCACAAGCAGTTACAAACGCAGACGGTTCAGTTACATATACAGACTGGGCACCATATGAATTTCAATGGATTGATTATTTGGGCGCTCAAATAATAGAAAAAATTACAATTAATTGTGGTAACCAACAATTACAGCAGTATTCAGGACAATATATTTTGGCTTCTTCACAAAGAGATTATAGTGGAGAGAAACTTAGTTTATTCGATCAAATGATAGGGAATGTGCCAGAACTGAATGATCCCTCAAATTATGGTCCGCGTGTGAATTCATACCCAAATGCTTTTTACACGTCTAGTCCAGCCGGCGCACAACCTTCCATAATGGGTCGTACATTATATATTCCTTTGGGAGCGTGGTTTAACTTAAAAACTCAACAGGCTTTCCCTTTAATTTCATTACAATATAATGAATTGCAAATAAATGTAACCTTTAGACCCATAAACGAATGGTTTACGATTCGTGACGTTGGTGACTATGTTAATAATTTTCCGATTGTTGCGCCGAATTTTAACCAATTTTATATGCAATTTTACCGATTTTTGCAGACCCCTCCAGACGAAACTTTGGGTCCTACTTCTTACGTAGATACGCGAACGACATGGAATGCGGATATTAATTTAAATTGTACTTATTGTTTTCTCTCTAATGATGAATCAAAGTTGTTTGCGAAGAACGAACAACGATATTTATTTAAGCAGGTATATGAAAAACCTTTCTATAATATAACAGGACAAAATAAAGTAGATCTGGATTCGTTAGGTATGGTAATAAGTTGGATGTTTTATTTTCAAAGAAGTGACGTTAACTTACGTAACCAATGGTCTAACTATACTAACTGGCCTTATAATTATATGCCGCAGGATATTACACCTGCTTCAACAGCAGGTGATGTAGAAAATCCTGATACGTCTAGTATTTACTCAACTTTAGGTCCTGGATTAAATCCTGATGGTACATTAAGTGGTTTATACACTACAGGAACATATAATCCACAGAATTTAAAAGACATTTTAGTCGCTTTGGGTATTATTTTAGACGGACAATATAGAGAGAACGTTTTACCAGTAGGGGTATATAACTATATAGAAAAATTTACGAGAACTGCTGGTAATGCACCTTCTGGTTTATATTGTTATAATTTTTGTCTAGATACATCGCCTTATAATTTACAGCCATCTGGGGCGATGAATATGAGCCGATTTACATACGTTCAGTTTGAATTTACTACGATTTCGCCACCGATGGATCCTTACGCACAAGTGCTGACAATTTGTGATCCTAATACAGGTGATATAGTTGGGATAAATAAACCAACATGGCGTATTTATGATTATAATTTTAATTTATATGTTATGGAAGAGAGAGTAAATATGGTAATATTTGTTGGCGGAAATGCCGGTCTTTTATACGCGACATAGACTAACTAAATTGCGTTGGCATAATTATACATCTTCTAATTAATTTAACACGATATATGATTTTATTTTTTTTATTAATTTATACAATATTGTGCGCCATCCTATGTCGCAAAAGGTTTTGTGTGGTGAGGATTCTACACATATCTTTTATACCTTTTCTCATTTAAAACGCCCATTTTATATGAGAAAATTAATTATATATTTTTTTGTTAAATTCTATATCAAAAGCATAATCATCTATTTCACTTGGTGTCACCATACCATTTTGAAGAGCTTTATTATAGGACCACCACTCTACTGGTTCTATTTTCCATTCGTTTGTTTCAGTATCAATTAATCCTGAAGCATTAAAGTCAAATAATTTTATTTCTCCATCCTCACTTATACCAATATTATCTAACTTCCAATCTATATACATAATTCCTAAACTTTGTAAATATGTTTTTACTTCCATCATTATATTTTTTATTTTACTCATATCTTGTTTACTCATATCATCATTCAATAATTCCATATCAATATAGTTTTCACCTACATTATATATTTTTATAACATTTTTATAAGGATTTTTCATTAATATTTCACATATTTTTTTCTCTGCTGTATCGTTTGTCATTTTTCTAAAAAAATCTTTGCCTTCATGTAATATTTCTGGGTGTGTAGTAAATTCACCGT